AATAACGATTATGGCGCCAGAACCCGTCGGACTTTCTATTATAGCCTGCTGACCAATGGAATAGTTATTGCCTCGTTCTGTTATATCCGCTCTTACAATGATACCAGAGAACACATTAGCAGAGATATATTTGATTTCACCTTCATTTTCAAATCTAGAAAAAATTCTTTCGCCGGCGGCAAAGTCTCTTACCTGATTTGACACTTTAAGCTCTTTAACGACTACACCGTTTTCATAATACACATCAACAGATTCCACTGTGGCTGTAGCGTTAGATGATTGACCTCTAACTTGTGTGCCAGCAAAATTTTTGACTGTGAAAATGCTAGGATCAGCGACATTATTAACTAAAACATCAAATACTTTTAAAGATTTTTCCTGATACCATTTACCATCAGAAGCTTTAAGAATATCTCTTTTTGGATAATAAAACTCTGTTTCCAAATCATACAAAATTGCCAATAGAAACTCAATAGACTTTTCTGTGCCTCTAGCACGATAAAAGTCTTTGATGTGCTTAATAATAAAGTCTTTATCTACTATTGTCTTTTCTGGAATAAGACGTAGAAACTGTGAATATAACTTATCTGTATATAAATCTATTGAATTATCAACGTCTAATGCATCACGAAAACCTTTGGCTCTTTGTACAGTTTTACCTTCTTGTTCCAGATATTCATAATATCCTTCAATAAAACGAACAAAGTTAGGATGATCATTCCTAACAAAGAATGGTGCTTGTGAGTAAACGAAATTAGAGATGCCAGTATTCGTATTGGCCATTATTCTGCTTCTACGCTAAGTTGGATTGCAAATGGATCACCTTCGTCATAGCTTATAATTCTGTTTCTTAAAGGCATGATAATTTCGCTTTGTGCAGGAATATTAAATGTCAATTCGTCAGCAGGATAGAAATCATTTGGTGCTAGTGATTCGGCATTAAATGATTCCAAGAAGATTTCACCGCTATCATAATTAATAGTTCCTGCATTTGGATTTACGATAACTTTTTCACCATCTGACTTGAAGTAATATGTTCTAAGAATGCCTGTTTTTGTTTCTAGCACGGCTGACGCTGTTGCTTCCGATCCACCACCTCCTATAAGAACAACACTAGCGCGAGTGTAGTTCGAACCTTTACTTATAACATCAATGTTAGATATTCTTCCATTTACAATTGTTGCTTTGGCTGATGCACCAACACCATCACCTGTAATTTCAACAGTCGGCGCAGATGTATAATTTATACCTGGATTCTGAATTGTAATTTGCTCAATACCGGTAAATGACTCTGGAACTTCTTCAATAAAGACGTTACGTAAAATATTTGTTAAATCATATACTCTAGCTTCTGGGAATGTAAATAGCTTAGAAGTATAGTCACCTTTTCTTAGCGGCACATTGAACCTGACACGAACGTTTTCTGTTGCACCTAAATTTAATATCTGGCGCTTCTGTAGATAAATTTGAATATCTGATCCTGTGATAGAACGCTCTGCATTTTCCATATAACTCTGTAGCTTTGATTTACGGAAAATGGAATCAAATCTCTTTAGTTCCGCATTATTATAATCTGAAATAGCAGCCTTTACAAGAGTTGCAATCTCATCGGCTGTGCGTGAAGTCTTGTTTGGGTTATATGTAACTTTACCGATAATGGTAATGTACTCATAATCAGGATCGATAATTTCCGGAATAATTGTCATTACGTTTCTAGAACGAATTAGATTTTCTTTAATTTGCTCTTTTTGTAGAGTTGTTAGAACATAGTTTGTCTTTGGCTTTAATGATAGATAGATTTTGCCGTATACAACTGGATCATTGTCTTCACCACCCCAACATGATACAGCATCGATAAATGGAAAATCTCTAGTGATAATCGTTTCATAATCATTCTTTGTTACAGCACGATTTTGAACTGTATAATGATATGGCGCACGGAAACGAATTTGTTCAATTGTTTCTTTGTCTGCTGCGCCGTATGAAGGAGTTGTAGAACTTACGATTACATTGCTGCTATATTTTCCACCAACCTTATCAACAAATGAGAAGTTATTGATGGAATTAGCTGCGGAACCAACGTTATCTAGATATGTGATATTGATAATAGAACCGATCTTAGGCGACTTGCCAATGATATTATCACCAAATTGTACCACATAGTTTAAGTCTGTGTCTTCTTCGATGAAATAGGCTGCTGTATTGCCCTGAACTAAAGTAATATCGTCATATACATTATATACTGTGGTATAGGTATTTGTTGAAGACTCTTGTACAGAAATCATTACGGTAGATGTATCTACGTTTGCAGAAGGAATTTTAAAACGACGGCGTGTATTCTGAGCGTCCATTTCATATTGGCGTGTAATTACTTCGCCCTGTCTGATTACCACGTTGGCAAAGTTAAAAGTGCCAGATACTTTAGAAACAGTATTTGAGTAAATGGTAACAAACGGATAGTTTATACCGTTGATATCAGCACCAAGAAGTCTTGTATATTTGTCTAATGTAACGGACTGTGCTGTAGTATCTTCTGAACCTGGTGCAGGCGTAACAACAATGTTAATCTTTGTTTCCGCACCCTTACTGCTATTAGGTGTGTAGTTCATTAACTTGGCAATAGATACCATGGACTCGCGCAACTGTGCTGTGTCCATAAATGATTCGTTACCAACCATATTGAGATAATAACCCATATAGTGAGTATTATAGGCCAGCAAGTCAATGAGAACTGACATACCAGAACCTTCGAAGTCAAAGTCTTGGAATTCAGACTGACTGCGAAGATAATTTTTCAAATTGGTCTTGATTGTATCAAAATCAAGTTCTGCTATTCTTAATGAAGTGTTGGATGTACTCATCTAATGCGCTCTAAAAATAAGGTGATGACTGCTGGTTCGTTCCGATTTACTATCGTATAGTACAATTTTACATTATAGCCATTGTTATCCACATCAAACTCAACTTCTAAATCTTCCACACGAATTCTTGGTTCAAAATTCTTTAGTGTCTCACGAATAGCATTTGTTAAAAAGTTTGCTGTGATTGGTGTTGCATTATCAAATAACAGTTTTAATGCATTGGAACCAATATATGATTGAAAAGGTCTGTCATAAAAATTTGTTAGTATGAGATTACGAACTGATCTTTTAATAGCATCGCCGCCTGTCTTTCTCATGACATCCTTTGTTGTTGGATGTGGCATGAAATCAAGGTCTAAATCGGAATAATCTTTTTTTCTTGAGACTGGATTTATCATATGATTATTTATGCTACCTTATCTTGGGCCGCCAGCATTAGGATTTTTTGGTGGTGGAATTGATACTACCATATCTTCTGCCGCATCGGCACTCTGAGAATTGCCCGAGTTTAGATAAATGTTTGTTCCGTCCATTCCTACAATACCACCAGCTTTCATTGACATAGCACCACCAGATTGCTGGCGCATGACACCAGAAGATTTCATATCAATGCTGCCGCCAGTGGATTCTGCTCTCATTGCACCCGCAGATTTCATATCCATGGTACTACCAGCTTCTAACATAATCTTGCCTGTTGCGCCGATGCCAACATCACCCTGACCAAGAATAGATACAGATTCCGTTGAAGATGATAAAGAAAGACCACCATCAGATGTAATATTGGTAACACCTTCTGTTGTAATCTCGGTTGAACCTTCAATCTTCGTTGTCATATTTTTAGCTGATGTATCCATATTACCACGAACAACTGTATTCATATTCTTAGCTGTAATATTCATATCACCATTAACTGTGGTATTATGATTACCTTGTACCGTCATATTGTAATCGCCATCAACTTTTAATGATGCAGCACCTTGTACAGTAACATCATATGCACCTGTAATCTGTACTCTGTTTTCACCAAAAACAAATGTATATTGTCCATTGTGTGATACAAACTGTACAGCACCATCCGGTAAAAACTGTACCATAGAACCAGAACGATGCTGTAGTGTTACGCTTTCAGCACCATCACTGTCGTCCATTGTGAAAGTATGACCAGAACGTGTCTTGTGTGAGTAGTAGTTTGGATATGTACCTGCACCATCTACGCTTCTGGCATCTGGCGGACCTTTCCAGTCAACTGGTGTTGTCTTTTGATCTTTCTTATATTGTGGAAATTCAGATGACATAATTAACCTTTCACTTGCTTTAATGCGCTCAGACCAAGAGCAACTCCAGTCATGGCAAAGCCAGCCATTTTATTTACTTTATCTCTAGATGGCAATCCTGCGGCCACATTCTTTTGCATTTGTGTTACCGCAGTTGTCAATTCAGAACTAGGTAATCTATTAAACATTTCATTTAATACACCAGAAGAGCCACCAAACATATTTGCACCAGGAAACACGCCAGGAAACTGAGCGCCGTTAGACATAAGAGAAGAAAAAGCATCCGCTAGTTTCTGCACTGGCTCAGGTACAAGATTGGTAATATTACCAAGCGCATCGATTGACATTGGAATATCACCGAACGGTCCACCTGTTGAAGTGAAGCTAGTAGGCGGCAAACTGTCTAGACCAAATAGTGATGTATCAAATTGCAATCTTTGAAATGCACCGACCATATCATAGATGGTTCTTACATCTGATAATAGATTAGCTGCATTTTGAAAATATACATCTGGATTAATCTTTGTTGCAGTATTAAATCCGCCGCTCTCTACAATTTCCATAGACTGCATGAGATTAGACATAGAATCAATTGCACCACCGATTTCCGGCGGAATATTCTTGAACAATTCATCCTTTAGTGCAGCAGGCATACTAGACATAAGAGAACCGAGCGTCATGTTCATACCTGGCAAAAGACTTAACATATCGCCAGTAAGAATATTAGAGAAAGCCTGGGTGGCTGTAGCAATGTTTTGAACTTGTGGTATCTGTATGCCAATCATAGGCCAGAGTGTGGCTGTCGAAGGCAAATACTTGACTAACTCATGAGAATGATATTTACCTTTTTCTTGCGGTGGCTTAGAGCCAGCATCACCAGAACCTACATTAGGAGGAATGCGGATCGAAGTCGTATCTTTAACTGCTTGTAAAATTGCAGGCCAAGGATTACTATTACCGGGTGTTGTGCTGTCTTTGTTGATATCATTTGGCACAGTACCTAGAATTGTTAAATGACCAGAGCCAGAATGTCCACCCATCTTCATAGCCATAACAGCAGCACCGTGTTCTGGTGGTGGATTAAATGTTGTTACGCCGTGCTGATTACCCTGCGCGAGTGTACGCGAAAACGGCAAATGCTTAATATTAACATCTTTGCCATATTCACCGGGCACATAAATGCGTACACCGCCAGACTGAGTAGGATCTGGATCTTTATCATTGCCGCCTACGACAATACCATAAACAATCTTATTTTCATTTGGATAAGAAACCATTATACAATACCTCCACCAACAGAGCGCGATACGCAATCCATCGTAGTTGTGCCATAACCACCATTCTTGATATTATGTGTCATGCTGTGAATTAAATATAAACCAGTGCCAAAATTATCGTATTTTTCTGTACCGTAGCTATGAAAATATACCTCTATTATATTACCGGCATGTAATACAGGATTCCAAGGTACAGTAAGTCTAAGATTAATCTTGTCCTCTTCTAACAGACTCATTCTAGCCTGACGCAATAGCAAATGCTTTTCTACATCAATATTACAAGAGTCTTGATCTTTTGCTGAATTAAAATTGGTAAGTGAGGTCATATATTTACCTCTACCATTACCACAACTAACTGTTTTATTTCCTAACAAACTAAACTGTTTTAGCATTGGATTAAGCGTGACAATAGATGACATAAGAGAACCATCATCATCAGTGCCATTTAATAAATCAGACAAATAATCGAAATCACATGGGAACGAATAAGACTGAATTGCTTCTGGATGACCATAACCAGATAGAGAACCCATTTCTTGTGTGAAAAATCTAGCCACGCCACTTGTCGGTGCAGTCAAACTCTTTAGTGACCTGAAATGATGAGTGCCTCTTGGATCGCCTTTTGTAAAATTCTCATATGTCATATAATGAACAAATGATGGGTCGGTACTATCTGCAAGAGCAACGTCGGCCTGCTGAGATATTACCTGAAATGGATGAATATTTTCTGCAATATAATCTCTACCATTACCAGAAAATTCAACATCTTTTGTCTTGGCACCAACGCACGAACTGAGAACCTCATTTACGACCGCAGATGGACTAACGCATTTCCATGATTTAGATACCAAATTTCTTGCATCATTTAGTAGTGTATCGTCGCAGCCGTGCAGTGTAAATTCTTCTACTCTATTTGTAAGACCTCTTCGGCCATCCATTCTGTAGATGCGAGTTGATAATTCCATCTCGCTAGGATAATCATAATTAGCCAATACTGGTTTAACAATCTTAATATCAGCAATTGCAGTCTTAAAATCATCCAAGTTTTTTACTATTGGATTATGTGCATAGCTTTGAAAACTAATGGCTGTCTGTAATCCTGGTGTTAATAAACTCTCAGTTAATGTTATTTCTTTTGGTGTTAAATCAAAAAATAACGGTGTGCTAGTAGAATTGCTAAAATCTACTTCAAACGAGGTAACATATTGTTCTAATTTTTCAAGTATTTCTGTCATGGTTTTCTGTAAATAACTTTTCTACCTGTGAGAGTATCAAGTTCGCTGACAATTTGATTATAATATTGCGGTTGAATTATCTTAATAAATCGTTTATCTTCGTTTAATTTCTGCTCGTAATCATAATATGACACTCTATCTCTAGAAATTGTCTCAAATACTGTTTTGCCTGCTACTGTGTATGTAGAGAAATCAGTGGTATCGGTTAGTGTATCATATGCATCCATATAATCATTATCAGCCAGTTTTTCTTCATTTACTTGGAATCTGGTAATATCTGTGACTTGAGCAGATGGATTTTCACGGGTAATAACCTTTTCATAATGGTGATAATTTGTTTTTGCCCATTGAGCAGAACCATATTTCTTGACGATATATTTCTCAAATGTCCTGTCATCCATGGGCCAGTCATAATATGGATCATAGATATTATTGGCATATAATATTATCCAGTGAGCCTGAGCATCTCCGTATACTTGTTCAGCTAATGTCTCAGGTCTATCGCTGTCCTGGATAATATAATAATAGTATGCATTAACATTATTTTCCATTACATCTTTAATAATGCCGATACGAAATAATACATTTGTAATAGTATCAAATTCATTTAACAGCTTTTTATCTACTGTGTATCGAACTAATGGAAATTTATCGAAAAATCTACCCATATTAGAAACCCTCATATACTCTTTGCTTGTGTAGGATTTCCACTTCTCTAAAGCCCAAACTCATTCTGACTGCAATAGGATGACCATTTGCAAACGTCGAATAAGCCTGATCTGGAGAATAATCAACGTCTATTCTGTCCAAAACACAGGTATTAATTCTAGGTAAATTCTTATTTTCTTTACCAGCTTGAAAAAATGTAATATCGAATTCAGCTGGTGGCACAAAGAAGAAACCATTACCTATAATTTCAGGTGCCGCATAATATCTTAATGTTCTAATTATTTGTCTGACAGTTTCAACCTCGGTTTCAGAGCGAGGCAACATGAATACTTCAAACATCCATTGGCGTTGAGGTCTTGCAGCAAATAAAACTTCGACAGCAGGATTGATAGGATATCCAGCAATTTGTGATGCTCTTTTTGCTACACTTGCCGTACTATTAACCAATGATGCGGCATCAGCGCCAAATATAGCCCGTGTCGCTGTTGATATTACGCCTGAGAGAACGGCAGACATGGAAACTTCTTCATATTTGTTTTCTTCGGTATATACCAGACCGCCGTTAGGCATATGAAGTGCAATTGATTCTTTTATTCTTGTTGTTCTTCTTTCAGGTCTAAGAAAATTTTCAGGTAAAGCACCGCCAAGTAAATTTAATTGACCGTTGCCACCTCTTCTGAGTTGATCTACTTTAGATAATTCGCCGCCTAAAATAGAACCATTAGGTAAATTTCCTTTTGGTGTGGTTGAGCCTGAAGTTTTTGTCGGAACATTTATATTAATAACCATATAGTGAGCCATGTCCTCTTGGCCCAAATCTTCAGGAAATATGCGATAATTAAAATCGTATGAACTTTGACGGCCTAAAAATCCTGTGTCTGCTGGATCTGGCATTTTCTTTCCTTATAGTTATTCTATATATTTATATGGCATATAAAGGTAAATTCTCTCCAAAGAACGCATACAAATACAAAGGCGATCCCACGAACATTGTTTATCGTTCGTTGTGGGAGCTTAGAGTTATGAAGTATTTAGATGAGAACCCAGCAATAATAGAGTGGGGATCAGAAGAATTGGCTATACCTTATATATGCCCGACAGATAATCGTTGGCACAGATATTTTCCAGATTTTATTGTGAAAGCTAGACTGCCTGATGGTAAAAGTCAGGTGATGATATTGGAAGTAAAGCCTAAGAAAGAGACTAGAGAACCAAAGAAAAAGAAGAAAGTTACTAAACAGTATATTACTGAGGTAATGACATGGGGTAAGAACCAAGCTAAGTGGAAAGCTGCTACTGAATACTGTGCTGATAGAGGCTGGCAGTTCAAACTAATTACAGAAGATCAACTAGGCATCAAGTAATATAATTCATTCATACAGGACATAGCCATTATATATGCTTGTCAAGTACCTGTCAAGTAGAATAAATAGAAATATGGCAGAAAAATACACTTCAAAAGAACTATTCGACTGGATGACGGAAAAAGCAAGGAGCGCCAGTTCCATGCGTGATAATCTTTTCCGTATGCAGAGCCAGCAAAGAGCCTATACAACTGTAGGTAAGATGTTCTTTTTCAAGTACGATCCCAAAACAAAAGATAAATTACCTGTCTATGACGTTTATCCGCTCGTATTTCCACTAGAAGATTATACTGACGGTTTTCTAGGCTTGAATATTCATTATTTGGATGTAAATGCTAGAATTGGATTATTAGGCCGTCTGCAAGAATATGCGACAGCTAAGAAATATACATCGAAGACCAGACTGCAAATATCGTATGACCTGTTAAATTCATCTAGAAGTGTTCGATCTGTCATGGCACCAGCGGTCAAGCGATATCTATATGGTCATGTTCGTTCCAGATTTATCGAAATACCCGCTACAGAATGGGATAAAGCGGCCCAATTATCACTACAGCTATTCATAAGAAAGACCTAAAATGGCAGATATCTCATTTAAAAATTCTCCTAAACAATTAACAATGAATGATGCACTAGGCGTTATGAATGATTTGGGCGGATTAGCCAAATCATGCCGTTTTGCTGTGAGAATTAATCCGCCTAGATTTATATCGTCAGGTTCTGCTGATAATAAAATAACAAATCCTGAAATAACAAATGATTTGGTATATCTGTGTGAAGCGGCTGAAATGCCTGGTCGTGGATTTGTTAATGCTGATGTTCGTTATTGTGGTCCAAATCAAAAATTGCCCGTTCTTACACAATATGAAGACACAACCATGACTTTCTTGTGTCGTACCCAATCATATGAAAGACGTTTCTTTGATGATTGGATGGAATATATTAATCCAACTAACAGTTTTAATTTTAATTTTAGAAAAGACTATGAGACAACAATTGAGATAATGCAATTTTCAGAATATTCAGCGGGTAAAACACAGGTTGGACCAAATGCTGGTACTCAAAGAGAAAGAAAATATCCACAAGAAACGTACCGCATTACTCTATTTAATGCATATCCTCTTTTGGTCAATCCACAACCAATGACATGGGCAGATGACCAGTTAATGCGTCTGGCTGTTACATTTACATACATGAAGTGGAAGAGAGTCGGCCGTGATGCAGAACCTAAGAGCGCAACTGCTCTAGTTGAAGGCGCATCAATAGGAAACAATCTACTGACGCCAATTAATTATAGATGATAGATAAGGAAATATTATGCTGCCTAAAATTGATTTACCAATATATGATTTGAAACTGCCGTCAAACGGCAAAGAAGTTCAATTTCGTCCGTTTCTGGTAAAAGAAGAAAAGCTGCTTTTAATGGCGGCCAAGAGTGGTGATGCCAATGAAATCATTAGAACAACAAAGCAGGTTATTAATAACTGTTTATTGGATAGTGATGTAAATGTGGACACACTACCATTTTTTGATATAGATTGTCTGTTTATTGCTATGAGAGCCAAATCTATTGGTGAAAGCATCGAGGTCAATTATATCTGTCAGAGTGTAACAAAAGATGGTACACCATGTCAGAGCAAATTTCCAGTAAATATCGATATATCAAACGTAGAGATAGATAAGAACGAAAATATTAAGTCTGAGATTAGATTTAATGATAATCTAATTTTCTATA